CGTGGCGGCCATCCTTGTTAGTCCAGCTCGACCCGCTCCGACTGGTCCATATACCAAGCCGCCACCCATTTCCAGGGCTAACGCCTGGGCTGGGTTTTCTTCTCTAAACTGGCGCATCGGTGCGCGTTCTAATTCTGTTGCGACATCTCTAGGAGAAAATTGTGAACCTGTCGCTTGATTTAAACCGCTCGCGATATTTTCCATCATTTTGCGATTGGTAACTGAACGCACAGCACCCAATATTTCATCTCCTGAGCTAAAAGTCGCGCCTTGGATAATTAACCCTATTTGCGGACCAGTTAGTGATCCGTCTCGTATAGCGTCCCGCATCGCAACGCCTTCAGCGTTCAAGTTATCCGCGCTTTCCAACTTCGTCGAAAGCTCTGCAATCGCTTCTTGGATAGATAGTGCCATTACGACTTGTCTCCGTTAGTCAGACCTTTCACTAGAGCATCCACTCCTTTCTCTGGATCATTGCCAAGTAATCTGGCGGCCCTCGCTTTAAGCTCAAAAAGATTCGGTCCAATATACTCAGGGCTACGCTCTTGAGCAGCAATTGCATTTTCTAGCGCCAGTCTGTAGGCCGGCGGGTTGCTTGCTTTCAGAGCCATGTTTCCCTCTTGAGAAGCAAACTCAGACACGAGTTTTTGTCTCATGTCGGCCCGATTGGTTGCAATCTGTAAGAATTCAATAATCAGCGCGTTACCCTCACGAGTGTTAGAGAGTTGTGGCGCTTGTTGTGATACGAAAGCCAAATCCACGTCGGTCGGATTCCTACCCAGCTGTTTGACTCTCGGCGCTATTAACGCAGAGAAAACAGATTGAAATAGTTCAGCGCCAGATAATCCCTCATCAATCGCATCAGCCAGGTTTACACCTAAGCCTCTGAAAGCGTTTATTACTTCCTGCCCAGTTCCGAACTTGACATTCTTGTCCGCAATAATTTGTGCAAAGGCTCTCTCTGCTGCTGTTCTCTGAGCAAAGTTTGCAAAGCCTTCTCTGGTCTCTTTTTCGATCTGGCCGATTCTCTCAAACGCAGCCTCATCGATTTTTGTTTGGTTCGCGATTCGTCTCCGTTCTGGGCCAAGAGGATCAGAGCCAGGCTCTTTATCGCTTGCCAGAATACGATCTAACATTAATTGTTGGTTCGACGGCGTTGGATTAACAACAGACCTCATTTCATTAGTCAGCACATTCTGTTGCGTAACACCACCTAACGGCCCTACGCTTGCCTGACTTTGTAAGTTTGCAGCGACTTGCTCTAGCTGATCCGCGCTCAAATTACTTATTAGGTCACGCTGTTCAGGTTTCAACGCCTGCAATTGCGCTCTTAACTGTTCCTGTCTCCGAAACTGCGCTTGTGCCGCTCTTTGATCGTTGAGCTCTGACACAACCCTCGATCTGGCTAAAACATCTGAAATAGACTCGCGTAAACCAAGTCTTTCTCCAAGCGGCCTTACTATTACCTGTTGTGCAAAATTCTTAAGCCCTTGGCCTAGAGTCTCAGCCGGCTTAATACGATACTGGTCTAGCTCTACGGGAGCTACGCGAGGCATTGATGGCATATTCGCTATCGCTCTTTGCCGCGCAATCATCTGTCGCTCTTGTTCGGTTAACTCACCAAGGTCTAATGTCTCAGCCATCATCGCCCCTAAAAAAATCTATTAACGAGTTTAGGCGTCTACGCCCACCGCTTTGCAGTAGCCCCATGCTTTCGAGTTCGCGTCTCTCGCTCAATGTAGGCTCAATCTTTCCATCTAATATTGCTTGGAATCTAGCCAGCTTCTTTTTTCTAACCTCTTCTGGATCTGCAAACCTCTCCATCACTGCGCTCTTCACAGTCCCTATCGGGTCTCTCAGTTTGCCAAGCGTGTCTCTTGCCTCATCAAGCAAGCCGCCTCCAACTGATCTCGCTATGTTTCCAACTGTTCTCAAAAACATTAGCTGCCTATCCCGATGCTAGTTTGTGTCCCTTTACTAGAGCTCGTAAGCGGATTAGGCAACACACCAGCGCCAGCCCTAAGCACGTCGAACATTCGTAGCGGGAAGTCCCTTCGCTCTTCAAATCGTCTTAGTCTGTCGGCTAATGTCTCGGATGCTGCTGCTCTCTGTGCCGCACCCACATCCGTTAACGCCTGGGCGTCCGCAAAGTCTAGAGCTCTTTCTGTCTGAGCCAGGTTCGCTAGCTGTTGGGCTCCTTGTAGGTTCTGCCCTGCTAGCCCCATTTGCGCTTGTTGATTTGCTAAGGCTGCTCTCAAGTTAGCTTCCTGATTTGCGAGAGCTAGTTGATTGCCCATTTGTGCCTTGGCAAGCTCCGCTCTTTGCGTGGCATCCATGCCAGCTATTGCGCCTTGTAGTCCCAACCTAGCCGCTTCGCTACCAGCTTGAACGCCGAGCTGACCAGTCGCCCGACTCGCATCGAGCGCGGTTGCTTGATTTGCCCTATCCGCTTGAAACTTGTTCGCTGCATCTTGCAGGGCCGCTTGTCTCGCGCTTTGAAAACCTTGCTGTCTTAGGTTTGCAGCCGTGTTTGCCGCCTGCCTTGCAAATGCTTCATTGGTCTGTCCTTCAAGGACTGCTTGTCTGTCGCCACCAAAAGCACCGGCGGCCACCGCTCTGGCTGCGTTCTGGTTCTGCGCAGACTGCCGAGCTCTTTCTATGTCTCCTAAAGCTGCGTCTATAACTTCCGTTTGAAACGTATTCTGGTACGGCGTGAGGTCGGTAGATTGCAAAGTGTTGTAACCGATATCAGTAGCCGCAACCGTCGGGGCCGAAATTGCGCTAGCAGTCGGGGCCGTGAAGCTGGTTGATAAGCTCGAAATATTAGGATCTGCCGTGACATCTGTAGACGCTACAGTGCCAACGTTTGCGATTGTTCCATCTGGGTTTACCAACCCTCTCTGAGCGATGCCTCGTGTGGCGTTTATCGCGCTGGTTAGATCTGTTCTACCCAGATCCCCTCTCGCAGCTGTGACCGCTGCATTCATGCCTTCTAACTGTGTCGGCGCTAGTGGCGCAACCGTGGCAAAGTTATATGGCTGATAAGGCGTCTGTGAAAGCGCCTGACCCGTCTTAAACGTGGACGTGAGAAGCCCTTTCAATTCTGGGTCGAATGACTGAGAAGATCCTTGATTGCTTTTACCTAAGCTCATTTCTATCGGCCTCTAATGTTAAGTGTGTCAAAAATTGGTATCTGATTGGTCCCAGCTGTCATACCGACGCCAGCGTTAAGCCCAGCAAATTGCTGTCGTAGCGAGTTGATATCTTCTTGCAGACCAGTCGGGTCAAATGCCGTGGCAGCTGGTACAGCCGAAAGCGCGTCTATCTGTGATTGCAGCCCAGAAGGATCAAACGCCATTGCGTCTAAATCTGCCTGAGTCACAAAACTTGATGTATCAATGCCAGGGTTGAATCCTGTAAGCGCGTTATTTAGATCTGAAGTAGTTACAAATCCAGAAGTATCGAATCCAGCCATCGGATTGAACCCTTCTAACGCGGTAGAAAAATCGTCTTGCGTTACGAAGCCAGTCGGGTCGAAGCCAGCCATCGGATCGAAGCCCTGTAAAGCTGCCGTCAAATCATCCGAAGTTAAAAACCCGCTCGTATCAAATGGCTGGCCCATCAAAGCGTCTATTTCGTCTTTCGTATAAAACTGCCCTGCGTTTGCTGCGCCGCCACCAGTCTCGCCACCCATTCCAGGCTCTCCGGGTGTTTGGCCTGGGGCCGTTGGGTCGCCGGTTGTATTACCGCCGGCAGAATCGGACATCGGAGCGCCGCCAAAATTACCTGACAATAAAGACTCAATCAGTTTTGACCCGATACCAATGCCAAGCAAATTGCCTACACCCGTCAATCCTTGCATCAATGCGCTAGTGTCTGCGCCACCATCTTGAGGCTGGAAGTCGAAAATTGGCACTGTAGATCCAGAATCAACATTCGTCGCCAGAGATGTCCCAGGTAGTGGAAAGTCTTGAAAATATGCGGCATCTGGTTGCGTTATCGTTTGGCCTGAGCCGTAAAATTCTTCAATAGTGTTGGGTTGGAAATTAGCTTGAGTCGCGCCGATTGCTTGTTGATCTGCAATCTTCTGCTGATTCTGTGAAGCAACGGCGTCCACAACGTCCTCCGAAACGCCTTTAGTGTAGGAAAGACCGGGATCACCAAATACCCCTGTCGCGTCAAAAAAGTAATCATCGTCGTAATCCATTAGGTCTTGCGCAAACAGATTGGCAATCTGACCCTCATTAAGCGTTCCAGCAAAACGACCGTCCTCCGTTGGAGTAAAAGTTGCTTGTGCTGTGTCTAAACCACTAGCCGTACCAGCTGGATTTGAATTTCCACCCCCAAGGCCACCCAAAAAATTAGCGAGCGCGTCTTGATCTATTCCTACTATTTCGCCGCTTGCTGACTTACTCATAATTCCTTCACCAATGTTAAATGGGCTGGCGTGTAGCCAATCCCGTTAAGCGCTTTTTTCCAACCATTGCGGCCAGTCAGGCTGATCGCATCGCATTTGAGACTGGTTGCAAACTCAACTAACGAGGGCTCCATGCCCTTAATCTCTTCCAAGTCACCCGCCGCTAAAAACACATGCAGAGCTCTTTTCTTTGGGTACTGGATAATCTCTGTAACGATGCAGCTTTTCTCGCCAGGCCAGAAAAACATTTTTGAATCCTGTACGGCTTGCACAATGTCCAAATAATCATGTGTGCCACCGGCATGAGCTAACGCCGCCTCGATGAGAAATCGAAACGGAGTGAGTAACTCTTTAGCTGTTTTCTGAACTGGTTGACTCATACCGCACTCGCACTCAAGGCACCGGCATCGCTGACCACGACCTGATACCGCGTACCGTTGGGGCTGCGCAAAATTAACTTTGCGCTGCCTATTTCTACATCTTGATTTTTTTTATGGTTCAGATTGTCAGCTTGCTCTAGCTCTAAAATAACTAAAGACTGATAGCCCGATGAATATTGCGCTGGTGCGTTCGGAAGCCTCATCGCCTCCCCCCTTCGACTACATCGAGTCGCATCGTTCCTACCCTCCAACTTGTGGTTGTGTTGCCAGTTATGCGCATTTGCACCTGACGGCCCTGGAATCTAACGCTTGTTGGATTTGCCATGTTGAATGGCCCGAAACTGCTCTCAGTTCCGTTAGGGAAGAACCTTGTTTTAAATGTAGCGGTGACATCGCCCTGCGTTTTTTCATCAGGGATTAGAGACTTGGCGACCATCATTCGATCACCATTACCGAGCTGTATCGGACCGCTTTCTGCGAATACTTCTGTGTCGCTGTCGTACGCGTAGCCCGCCTCGTGCTCGTAGATAATGCCAGTCGCATCCACATAGTTTGGGTAAACAAACGTGCCGGTATCGAATCCAGCTGTACGCGATAGCGTGCCGACTTGCCAATGACCTTCCATGTAGTTGTAGCTCACATAACTGTCGTTTTCTGTCGAGCCCGTACTTGGATAAAACCAAACGACCTCAGAGAATTGTGAGTTCAACACACCCACAACCTTGCTTCGTTGCGACACGTTCAAGTTTTCAAATATAAAATCACCTACCGCGCTGCGTAGAGGTTGTACTCTCCCGTCGTAAACGAAGAAACCGTTCTGACCCATCCAGTAAGCGGCCTGATCTGCAACAACGCACGAGCCCGCACTGACAACACCACACCCGCTACCAACTTGCGTGAAGCCGTAAACAAATGGCGGTCCCTGGAATCTGGCAACGTGAGCATCAACATCAGTCAGCAACAAAGTCTCACCGCGCATCCTGCGCCCTGCGACTAAGTTTCCATTGGTCGCTAGCGTGAAACTACCGGCTTGGTTAGTTGCTGCCGGCGTCCATGTGTTCGTATCTTCTTGATCCGAGAAGGCTATTTTATTACCCACGCCACCCGCACCGAGCGCGAAAACGAATCGCTCTGGGGTTACAACGATAGCCGTGTTGTTTACTGGCGCGTTACTGAGTAGCGCGGCCACCGAAGATGTGCTGTTGGCCCACTGATATATCTTGCCGTCACTTGTCGAGCATCCGATTAAGAACTCCCCAAATGTATCGAGCGACCAGGTTGTAGCTGGCGTGTATGTTCCACGGTCTGGCCTGGGAGTGTTCCACGAGAAACTATTCCAGGTGAGCCCGCCATAGCCAAGGTTTTGCACCGCGTCCGCACTGCCAGCCGTAAAACCGACGGGCGTTATATCTGTCAAAGTAGAATCGGTGTTTATAAAAAACAGCTTGCTATGCGTACCCGCCACCGTCCTTCTGTTACCAGAGTTATCAAGCCAAGCAATGATGGCTCGACATACGCCAGTTAATGCGACGGTCGTTCTTGCTTGCCAACCGCCGACCGGCTGCAATGCACCCTCGTACCAGCGCACTAGGTTGCTATCGCTCCACGTATTTGATTGCTGTAGCGCTGTACCGTTCTTCTGAACGCCTGGCGGCAATACCAAACTAAGCAGCGGCATCTTGATACTCTCCGCTTCGGATCATGTCGGTGATTTCGATGCTGCGTCGGCCAACTTGTGCGGCCCAGCGGCTATCCAAAAACTCATCTGCTGCGAGCATATAATCGCCCGACTCCATCAAAGCCAAGCTCTTAGAGAACTTGCGCAAAGATGTAATGCCAATATTGAAACAAAGATCGATCATTGCGTCGGCTCTTACCGAGTCAAGATCGCTAAACCAATCAAAGTTATCGGTGAGCTCCTGCTTGACGCGCTCGATGTCATTGCGCAGTAAGAACGTAATCTCATCTTGAGATAAACCGAGGCCACCATCGGGATCAATGTTTCGCCCTACTCCAACCGTTATCTTATCGGCAGAGCATTTATAAGCGTGCGTCTTGCTCGCCTCGTGTCTAATTAGCATCTCTTCTAGGCGGCTCATTTGTCTCCCCCGTGAGACGCCCCGAAGTAAAATGATATAATTGCTGAAGATAGACCACCCAGGTAGCCCAAGACCAGGTTAGTTAAAGCTTCGCTGTTCTGTTCTGGCGGCTGAATGGTCACCAAAAATATGTAGCCGAAAAAACCAAACAAGGTGAAGACTCCAATGATTCTGGTAGTCCAATCCTTAGAAAACGCTCTCCTTGCGTCTTGCTTGTCTTCTGCTTCAATCTTGAAAACATCCACCTCAAGCTTTTCCATTTGTAACCGAAAATCCTGTTCGGCTTGCTTCACCGCCAACAACTGCTCTGGCGTTGGGTGTTGTAATGCTTGCGCTATGCTTTCTTCAGTAGGCTTGACCGGCTTTTGATCTGTGCTAAGCACTTTACTTAGTGCCGTCATCGCAACTGATCCCAGAGGCCCAGATATTGTCTGGGCAATGCTTGGAGCCACCGCTCCCAAAACGCCGGTTATGTTTTTTAAAATGGTCACTTGTCTAATAAATCCGCTCTGGTTTCGATTTTGTCTCTGAACATATAGCCAGGTGTGCCAGCCTTACGGCTTTCGAGTTCTGTCGGTATGCAAGTGCAATCGACATATTTACTTCGTGGCTTCATTGAGATCCCGACGCGACTCATGTTCACGTCGTTGTAGTTGATGCTGCCGGCAAACTCGGTGCAGCTGGTTAGAGTCTGAAACCATTGTGGTGTCATATTCCACGCTTTGTTTTCCATTTCTTTTAAAGGTTGTTTTTCAGAGCAAATCATTAGAAAAACCAACATAGTCGGCTCCATCAAAGCACCTTCTGCTTTTTAACTTCCTGACGCGCATTCTCTGTCGCCTTCGTCAAAGTCATTACTAGCGAATCTATTTTGTGAGACCACGCTGTACCCATCAGGCGGCGGTGATTTATCACCCACTGCCTTGAGCCGTAATAGCACTCGCCCTGATTAAAGGTTGTCCACTCAAGCAAAGCGTTATACCTCTCTGTTGGGTTGTGAATATCTGCTATCACCATGTACTCGCGTAGATCGCACTTAAGCCTTACTGTCTCGACAGAAGGGCTTGAACTAGCTGTGCTATCTGCTCGTTTGTTTTGTTCTGAATGTCCTTCTGCTCTTGCAAGGATTGAACGATAACCTCCAATTTCGTAGAATTGATTGCTACCCCCTGAGTATTGGCTTGAGCCTTTTTTGCGGTTTCTTGCGCTATCTCCATAATCCTTGAACGCTCATCTTGGGCAAAAGCCAAGTTAGCTTGAGTGGACCCCCAGACAACTGCCCCAGATATAACAGCCGCTATGATTGGTATACTGTATGACGGCAATTTCAATTCTGACATTTTGACTCCTATAAAAATTTAGCTGCAATTACGGACCCTGCTATGAAGGGATAAACCCCCCAAAGCATGAGTTCTAAACGAGCAAATCGTTTAGATCCAGAATCTAGCCGCCTAGTAATCTCTTCGTGGCGAACAATGCACTCGCGTTTGTGCGCCTCAATCTCGGCTAAAGCTTTCTGTGTTGGTGTCACTGGATTGCGGCCTCTTCGGGCTCATCAGATTCCTCACCCTCTTCGGGCTCTGGCATCTGCTCTTGCGCTTGAGCTTGTATTTTCATCATCAGAGGCCAAGCGCCTGATTTGCTGGGCAGTTCGCCGAGCACGTTCAATATGCTTTGCACTTCTTCGGGTTCTAAATTTAGGTTCATTACCACGGTACTCCTGTTCCTGTTACGGGGTTCTTCTGTAATTCGAGTTGGTCTTCGACTGACTTTTCGTAAGCTGCAACTTGATCATCACCAAGGGCAGCTTTTGCCCAACCTACCGCTTGCTCTTCAGTGATGTCAGCATAAGGCGTAAAAAAATCGCCCGGCGCAGCCAAGCCGATAGAACCATAAGCGCGACCACTGTAGGTGTTCTCTCCATCAACCTCAAAATCGGTTGCTTGCCAGTGAACGGTTGTAACGACATTCTCTTTGTCGCCATCTTTCAATTGTCGGTCGAGCGATACCGCTTGCCATGTGATTGCCATCTTTATGGTCCCTCAGACTGTGCAGCTTCATAGGCTGCTTTCGTTGTATCGTTGTGAACTAGGTCGCAGATACCTTTTACTTTGTCGCTCTCGCTACTCCAATCGTCTGCTGGGCTAACAACGTGCCTGTGAAATGATCTAGATAATTCTGTGTCATCCTCTTTGATAACGGTGGCGGTGCGTACTTGCACCATAGACCATGATCCGGTGTCCACAACCTCTACTTTGTCCACGATTTCTGTTTTAGTTAATGCCATGTTTTTCTCCTTTTGTGTCCATGCTCACCATCCAGTAAGCATAAGTTTGAAATTAAGATGCTATAAAAGAAAAGTTAAATCCAATTTGAAAATTTGTATCACAATCACCAGCTTGAAATCCTGCTGCGCTACCGGCATCATTTACTTGATAAATATCAAAATAATCAGCCCCATCACTCACAAAAGAATATTTTTGCCCTACTACCGTTGTGCCGTTATTTTGCACAAGCGCAGATCCAAACGAGTATCCCTGATCGTCTGTCAAGCTTGCAGCAGTAAAAGGCATACTGATTCTTAATGATCCTGATCCGCTTCCCCCTGAAATAAGTAAATATCCCTGAACATGAACCGTTCTTCCTATTTTTGTATAGGAATAACTGTTGCCAGCGCTCGCTAAAGTAAAACTACCGCCAGCTGATCCCGTAACAGTTGGCTCATGACTTCCTTCTTCATAATCGTCAAGATGATTAGCTGTTCCTGTACCACCTAGATATGCACCGCCAGATAGGTAAAGGTCTTGCCACCTGAGCGAACTATCACCTAAGTTTTTACTACCGTCAGTGCTTGGTGAAAAATTGCCATTGTTAGCAAGATACTTTCCAGCACCTGATGGGCTTCCTAAATAAATACCACCACTAGTAGTACCAATTGACCCTATATCTGAACCATCTTTCTTAAATAAAGCAATTGCACCGTCACTGGTCTTCCTATTGAGTTGGAGAGATTCAGCCCCATCACGACTTGCTGAAAGCATCCCAAAACCACCAACTTCAGCGCCCACCACATTGTTGAAAGCAGGAAAAGTTTGTGTTGTTCCCACAAGCAAATTTCCGCTGAGAGTCACGCCGCCCGTAACGTCGATGCCTGTGGAGGTTGTCGCTAGTTTGGCAGACCCATCGTGGTAAAGATTCACAGCACCATCTTCAGTAGCTTGCAACATAAACTCAGTTGCGGCTGTGTTAATCATATTAACTACGCTGCCAGATAAAGATAAACCACCCGTCCCTGTATCTTTTATTAAACTATTATTACCATCATGGTAAATCTGTAGGTCAGGGCCAGCACCAAAGATGGCCTTGGAGTTATCCGCAAACGTAATATCGTCACCAGTGCCTACCGCAATATCAGTCCCACCTGTGGCGTTACCAGCAGCCAACACTTCTGTTAGCGTGTCAGTGACCCCAGGATCTACACCGGCTAGAGCATCTACTACCGCCGCACCTGAACCAGCGCCATCGAAATAAACTACGGCGGTTTTTCCTGTTGCAATCGTAACGTTAGCCCCAGAACCCTGGGAAATCGTGATACTTTGGCTGCCGGTTGTTGCATTCTCTATATACTTCACCTGATTAAAGGTGTTGGGTGAAAAGGTCAAAACTCTCGTAGCAGTAAGTGAAACGCTACTCGTGATCTTTAGATAGCTCGACTTAAGAGCATCTAAGCTCGCGCCATCATCTGCAAGCGTGAGCGTGGCATCGGAATCAGCCGTAAGCTGGTGAGTTCCAAAACCAAACACAGAAGCCACGTTGGTTATTGTCTGATTAAGTAAATCGCCCCACTGCCCAGAGTTACCGCCGCTCTCTTGGAGCCGCATTTTGAGTCTTGCGTCGAATAAGTCTGCCATTGTTAATTCCTATGCCGCCTCTTGCCAGTTAGTAGACGCAGCGGGTTGAGCCGTGTAGCTAGTCGCAGCGCCAGATTGTTTTGTATAGGTCGTACTTGCGGAGCTGTCGGGCTCCCATTTCTCCCGACCATCGATTGAAACGGTCGAAGAAGCACTGATCGCAACGGCAGCAAAGTTAACCTTGCAGCCGATAGGTGTGACGGTGCTCTGCGCAGAAATTGCGCAAACTGCTGCGACAACCGTATGAGCCGACGCAGTGAGCGAAGAAGTACTCGTAATTTGTGTTTGGCCTTCGCCAATGCGAAGCGCACTCGCGCTGAATGTGCCACTAGCAGATATCGCAAGTGATCCAGGTACGAGGCGACT